CATTCTATAACTGGATTCAGACAACGAATCAGTTGTGCGCGAACTTGTCACTTAGTATTTTAACGGCAAACTCAACTCTTGGTGTCACCTCAGGTAATGCTTATGTGAATGGACAGTTTTCAGCCAGCACTTTGATTGCACTTGGTAGCATTCAAGGCGGAAACAATACTGTATCAAACACACTTATTGTCACAAGCAATGTCACAATGAACACTGCCACATATGTTGCTGGTCAAACAGTATTAACGACAGGCACAGCAAATCAGATTGTTGACAAGTTTCCACTTACTTCTTTTCGTAGCGCAAAGTATCTACTTCAGATTGATACGGGTATTGGACACCAATGCACCGAAATCATGGTTTTACAGGATGGTGGAGCAAATGTTTTTATTACAGAATACGCAACGTTACAAACTAATGGCGTTATGGGCACTTTCTCAGCCAATATCTCTTCTGGTTATGTCAATCTTCTAGTATCGCCAACACAGACTACGGGTAATGTCAACTTTGAAAGAACTTCACTGTCTATCTAATATAAATAAAAGAAAAGATAGGAAAGTGTTATGGTTGTTGCGTATACATATCTGATAGGTTGGAAAGAACTTGATGTCTGGTATTATGGTGTAAGATATGCTAGAGGTTGCAACGTTGGCGAATTGTGGAAAACATATTTCACATCATCAAAACACGTATCATCATTTTGTCAAGAAAATGGTGCACCAAATGTGATACAAATAAGAAAAACATTCGATGATATTGATTCTGCTCGAAAATGGGAAAATAAAGTATTGAAAAGAATGAATGTTGTCAATCGCGCCAACTTTCTAAATAAAACAGACAACATATCAATTGATCCATCGAGTAGTCGTCATTTCGGAGATGATAATTGGATGAGAAATCAAAATTGGAATGTTGACGCCGGCGGCAGAAAGCATCCTCGTTTAGACAAATTACATACATCCGAATCTAAAAAAAGAATAAGCGAATCTCTAAAAGGAAGTAATAATCCTAATTTTGGCAAAAATCAATCAGAAGAGCATAAACATAAAAGATCAATTTCTATGATTGGCAAAAATCTGGGTAAAACTAGAACAGAAGAACAAAAATTGAAATTGAAAAATAGAAAATCTGCATATAGTATGGGTTACGTTCGTCCTAAAGAAGAATGTGTATATTGTCACGTAATGGTGGATGCGCCAAATATGACTAGATGGCACGGTGACAAATGCAAACACAACTATAATAAAATATCGGTAAAAGGATAAAATATGGCGGCCCATGCAGACATCATTTTAGATCAAGGCACAACGTTCAATACAACATTGAACTTGACTGGCGATAGTGGTCAACCATTAGACTTGACTGGCTACACTGCCCAGGCACAAGTTCGCAAGTGGTATACGTCTTCCAACTCTGTATCATTTAATGTTTCGATACCTCAACCAACAAATGGAATCATTGAGTTATCACTAGACGCAAACACAACTGCGGCTTTGTGGTATGGTAGGTATGTCTATGACGTAATCACCATCGACACAAGCAATAACATTGTCCGAGTTGTTGAAGGCATCTTGACAGTTACACCTGAAGTCACTCATCTTTCTGGAGTGACATATGGCGATTAATGTAAGAATTAGCCCTACGGGCAATTCGAATATTAAAATCGGAACAAATACATTTGCACCAAAATCGGTTAAGGTTGGTGCAGAACATGAAAACATTGAAGCAGAAGTATCTGCTCCAGTAACTAATCCTATTCGATTTTCAACAAACGCGACACCTATTGTAATAAGAAATGATGCATTGATTGCCGCAAATGAGTTACGTGGTCTATTAGACGTTGAACTACTTGACGAGTCTGATGGTAATACTCTCGTATATAATGCTGAAGAAGAAAAGTTTATTCTGGAATCTCCAAATAACTTAAACATAACTAGCATCGATGGCGGGAACTTCTAATGTCAAATACAATCGTTCAAATCAGACGTAGTAACACATCAGCTACACCAACTACTACGTTGAATGGCGGTGAACTTGCTTATTCGTATTCATCAAACGGATTCTTCATCGGCGCTCAGACTGGCGTTGGTACAACTGCTTTGCTCATTGGTGGTACCAAATACGGATATGTCAATAACGTAGTTACGCCTGGTACTCTTGCCGCTAATGCTACGGTAGTCGTTGACGCCAACTCATTCATTTCAAATACACTGACTTCAGGGTTGATGATCACAACATCAGCTTTGACTCCATCAAACGTTCTAATCACTTCTATTTCTAACTCAACATCATCATCAATACTTGGTGCAAATGCATCTGGTGGCGGTTCTGGTTCAGAACTTGTAACATCACAAGCTATTATCACATATGTCTCTGGTAAGATCGCTTCTGGTGGTGCTAACACTAGCTTTGCATATACATGGACAAATAATCAGACGTTCTCTGGAAACAGCATCACATTCTCTGGTGGTAATAGTTCTGTAACTGCGATTGCGGCCAACACAATCCAAGCAAACTCACTCAGCACAAATGGTGCGACTTTTGTTGCAAATACAACTCAGGTAACTATTTCTGGTATTCCATTAAATGCTAACGGCTCAACTGGTACTGCTGGTTATGTTCTAACAACAAATGGTGCCACAGGCGCTCCTTACTGGGCTGCTGCTTCTGCTGGTCTAACTGGTGCCCAGATCGCTGCAAACAACTGGAACTGGTCAAATACTCAGACATTCCAGAACACTATTACTTTTAGTTCTAACGTTTCTATTGGTGTATATGCCAACGTTGGTAACGTACAGATCAACACAACATCGATTTCTGTTGCTGGTAATACATCAACTGCACCATCTTTTACAATCACAACAAACAGTACAACTTCTGTTTCTTACGGTAATAACACAATCTCTGGTGCGCCACAGTTTACCATTCAGAACTCGTCATCTGTTGCAAACTTAACATCAGCAAGTCTTGCAATCGGCAACAGTTCAATCACATCAAGTGCTAATATTGTTGTACAATCAAACACTGGTTCTACTTTTGTTCAGGTAATCAGTGGTACGGGTGGTGCATCTATTGCTAACCTATCATCGACAACATTGGCAATAGGCTCAACTGTTGTTCAGGGTTCATCAGTCAATACTGCTACAGTAAATGCTGGTACGATCTATGCAACTACTGGTTTCTCTGGTCCATACATCAACGTATCTGGTCAGGTGAATGCTGCTACGATCTATGCAACAACATCAGCTAATATCGCATCAGCCGTACAGCTTAATGCAACAGGCGTTTGGACCACTGGCACAGTAAATGCGACTACAATACAGACTGGTGCCACATTTACTGCTAACTCTACACTAGTTAATGCTACTGCCGTTAATATTACTGGTCAAACAAATACCGCAACACTTTTTGTCACTACATCAGCCAATATCGCATCATCTAACGTAATCGCAAATACCTCTGGTGTGTTTGTCGCAAATGCTACAGGTGTTGTTAACGCATTTGCACTTAAAGCTGGTTCATACGGCACATCAAGTGGTGGATCTCTCGCCAATACTTCTGTATTAGCTACTGGCAACAGTTATATGAATGTTGTTATTGGCTTTAATGCTGGTGATTCATCTATCGCAGAGTTTGCTGGTAATCAAAACAACTATGTCGAAATGGTTATGTGGAATGCCAACACAGGCACACAGTCATCGACAGACTTTATTGTCTTTGATAGTAATGGACCTTCTGGCAATAACTTCGCTGACTTTGGTATGGTCGGTGTCAACTGGTCGAACTCTTCTTGGACGATCAGCCAGCCATCAGATGCTTATCTATATTCTGCTAATACAAACTTGTCGATCGGTGTTGCATCTCTAGGTGGTGGCACAAACTACGTTAACTTCTTTACTGGTGGTCAGTTGGCTTCCAATGAAAGAATGCGTATCACAAACAGCGGCAACGTTGGTATTGGCAATACTGCACCTAATGCTACACTTGCCGTCACTGGTACCGCAAACATCTCTGGTGCCGTTAACTTTGGATCATCACTTACTGTTGGTTCATATCTAAACGTCACAAATCAAATCAATACAGCAACACTATACGTTACGACATCAGCTAATATAGCATCATCTAACGTTATTGCTAATACTTCTGGTGTGTTCGTTGCCAACACTTCTGGTGTTGTCCAAGCTAACTTACACTCTTCGGTTGGTTCTGCTGTTACTCCAACGACAAACGTATCTACTGCTGGCTATGTTTCTGGTAACTCAACAGTCACAGGTCCAACAAACATTGCGATTGCTAACACTCTTGGCAATACAACAATCAATACAACATCAGTTGCAACATCATACGGTTTCAACGTTAATAGTTCAGTTCTTCAGTTTACTGGTGGTAACGTTTCAGCAACATCAGCAAATCTTAGCGTACAGAATGCCATCATTTCTGGCAACTTATATGTCCAAGGCACACTTGCTTCGATCAATACAACCAATCTAAATATTAATGATAATATCATTGGTCTTGCTGATGAAAATAGCCCTAACTATGTTTCACCATCGGGATCAGCGTATAATACCACATCCGACGTAATAGACACTGGATTCATTTCAAGTGCGCCTATTCAGTCTGCAACCAACATTACAGCGAATACAACATTAAACTCTGCTAACGTACAGATGACAACAACTGCTGGCTTCTATGTCGGTGAGTTGATCACTGGTACAAACATTCCTGCGAACACATTTGTCACTGTGGTCAACTCGACCAACTTGATTATGTCTCAGGTTGCTTCTGGTACAAGTTCTGTTGGTACTGCGAATGCTTATTATACAGCATTCTATGGCTTGGCTCGTGTTGCATCTTCAAATAGCTTCTCACTATTTGTTTCGAACAATCAGATTGCTAATCCATCATATCCAGCGAACACAACGCCATTTGGTGCGACGATTGGTGCTACTCAGTCACCAATGCCATTGTCATTCCTTGGTGTCACATCAACTCAGTCTGGTGTTACGATCACAGCGAATTCGACTGTCAATGTCAACATCACTGCTAACACACTATCGCTTGCCACTGCTCTTGGAGCAGGTTCTGGTGGTACTGGTCTACTGACACTAACTTCTGCTGCTGTTCTCTATGGTAACGGCTCTGGACCAGTTGGCCTAGCATCTGCTGGTGCTAACGGCACTGTTCTACAGATTCTAAATAATATCCCAGCATTCGGAGGTATCGACGGCGGGACATTCTAATAAGGATATATTATGACTGAAGAGTTTATCACTGTTTATATTGAAAAGATGAAAGCAACATTAATCGACTTGCAAACGAGAGTCTTGTTTCTAGAGACGGACTCTCATTTCAAAACAAAGGCGATTGAAGAACTAAATATTGAGAACGAAAAGCTTCGGATTGCTTTAGATAAAGCAGGAAAGAAGTCAGTAGCAAAGAAGACTGAAGAAGATTTTTAATACTGGTACATACCAGTTGACTTAGAGGTGCCATATGGCCAATACTGTGTTGCAAGTCTTCCGCACATCTGTTGCTGGTAGACAACCTAATACTACGGTTTCAACCAACAGTCAGTATATCAATGCTGGCGGTCTTGCGTTGAATATGCCAGATCAGATTCTCTATACGAGCAATGGCTCTACATTAATCGTGGTCGGCGCAAATGCTCCATCATATAGCGTATCTGGTGGTAACGTATCGATCAACTCAGCCGGTGTCTTTGTATCCAATACAACTGGTGTAGTAAACGCTGCTGTACACTCTGTCGGTACTTCATTTATTGCCAACTCAACAGGTATAACCACAACAGGTTATGTAAATGTTGCTGCTGGTCAAGTAGTATCTTGGAATAATGATTCGGGTATTTCTCGTTCTGCCGCCGCATCATTGTCTCTAGGCAATGGTACACAAAACGATTCATCTGGTACATTAAATCTTACAAAGTTATACGCGACAGGCTCTATCAACGTTAGCACAACATTTACTGCTAACTCTACATTGGTAAATACTACTGCAATCAACATTACTGGTCAAACAAACACAGCAACGTTATTTGTAACGACATCAGCTAACCTAGCATCATCTAACGTAATCGCAAATACATCTGGTGTATTCGTAGCAAATACAACTGGTGTAGTGAATGCTGCTATATACACCGCAACAGCAAACGTTACTGTAGGAAATGCAACACAGAACGTGGTTATCACTAACGCAGCGACCACGTTCTCTAACTCTATTATCACAGGGTTCCTTGCAAACGTAAACTTACAATCAGTAACAGCATATACTCTTGCAAATACGGATTCTGGTAAAATACTTGAAATAAACAATACTGCTGCTGCAACCGTAACACTTCCAAATAGTGCGCCCGCTGGGTTTACTTGCACAATCGTTCAAGTAAATACAGGCAACGTTACATTTGCTAACGCTGCTGGTACAACATTCTTTCATAGATCAACTGGTGCAAATACTGGTGGACAATGGGCATTAGCAACAGTGTACGTAAGATCAAATGCTGGTGCCGCGGCTGTTTGGGTACTCGGTGGAGATACTGCATAGTGTTTATTATGCCATCTATGATTGGGCTTGAAAAGAGAAGAACCTCTACAACCGTACACAAGTACACCACGTCAGGCACAGGAACTGAAACAATACCCACAAACACATCACAGGTTATTATTGAAGTGTGGGGCGCTGGCGGTGGTGGTGGGCATGGTTCTAGTTTATGTATCACTACTGCTGGTGGTGGTGGCGGATCTGGTGGCTATTCGAAAAAAACGTTTGCACTAACTTCGACCAGCTGGGGCAAAACTTTCACATATTCAGTCGGCGCAGGTGGCGCAGGTGGATCTGGAACAGCAAGCCCTGGTAGTATTGGTGGATCATCTAATACAGCACAGGGCACATTTACAACATCATTTTCGCTATTGACAACTGGAGGTTCGGGAGGCATTCAAGGAAGTAGTACCGGTAATCAGGGTGCGGGCGGTACAGCTTCTGGTGGTGATACAAACACATCAGGTAATGGTAGTGGCGGACAGACTTTAACGGGCGCTGCTGCACCAAATGGCACAACACCAGGTGGCTCTGCGCAAACTACTAGTGGGGGCGCTGGTAATCCACCAGGTGGTGGTGGTGCTGGTGGGAACTTTGGTGGTTCATCTGGTAGCCCTGGCGGTGCTGGTGCCAATGGTCAAGTTCAGTTTACTTATTCATAATGTTTGTTTGTTATAAATAAGTAGAATATCAATCGGGGAGAGGGAACCGAAATGTCATCTACTAACTCAACATTCATCGCAAAGAATGGTATCATCGCTAATGGCAGTCTAATCTATGCTGTGGGTGGTACGACTAACGTAGGTATCAATAACACTTCTCCCGATGCTGCTCTTACTGTTACTGGTACAGCAAACGTTCAAGGCAACGTTGTAATCACTGGTACAGTGAATGCTGGTGCAAACGTAAACGTCACTGGTTCTCTTACCTCTACAATCAATGTCAACACTGTTACAGTCTATGCCACAAATGCTAGTGTTGTTGCTGCTGGTAATGTTGTTATCAACTCTTCTGGCGTATCTGTTGCAAATGCTACTGGATCTCTTCTTGTTTCAACTATTGGAACAACTCAAGGTTTCTCTGCAAACGCAACACTAGTTACTTTAGGTAACAGTACCGTAAACACACAGATCAATACAACACACTTCTTTACAGGTAACTCCACAGCATATGGCTTTGGCAACTCTACATATGACGCTTTAGTTACTGCGGCTGGTGGGGTAAACACCAGTGTATATCTAATCAACTCATCTTCTGCCAATGTTGGTAATAGCACAGTTTATGGATATGGCAACTCAGTTGTAGAAGCACTTTATAATCTAACAACAAACACAAGTGGTGTTCTAACCGCATCAAACGTTGTTATTGGCAACTCAACTGCCAACTCAGTAATCAACTCAACAGCGGTGGTCACATCGATTGTTAATGCAACGGCAAACGTTTCTACCACAACAGTCTATGCGTCAAATGCTAGTGTTGTTGCTGCTGGTAATGTTGTAATCAACTCTTCTGGTGTAGCTGTTGCAAATGCTACAGGCGCATTGCTTATTGGCACAATCGGTACTACAAATGGTTTCTCAGCAAATACAACATCAGTTGTTCTTGGCAATACATCTGTCGTTACTACTCTTACTCCAGGGACAATCACAGTAACTGGTCTCGCCAACGTAGGCAACGTCAATACAACAACTGTAAATGCCACAACGTTGAATGCAACAACAGTCAATGCTAACTTGGTTGGTACCACAGTCACAGCGAATGTTATTGCGACAACAGTTTCGGCAACAACAGTTACAGCTAACGTTGCTGCTATAGTAGTCAATACTGCTCAGGTAAATGCTACTGCTAATGTCACAGTCGGTGGTCTATTGAACGTCACAGGCAACTCTACCTTTTCTGCTAATGTTACAGTATCAGGCAATCTATACGTTACTGGTGCAGTTACTTACTCAAACACAGTCGTTGCTAATGGTAGTTTCATTCCTGGAGCAAACGTCACATACACACTCGGTAATACTGGTTATGTTTGGTCAAATATTTACGTCACAAACGTAATAGCAACAACTGTCTCTGGCAATCTAAATGCTGGCTTTGTTAATGCGTCGTCAAATGTTTATGTTGGAACAGCAGCGAATAGTGTTGCTGTAAACACAAACACAATCGTTATCGGCAACGCATCTGTCAATGCTACGATCAACTCAACAACATTTACTGGCACATCAAATAGCGCAAACTTTGTAGGTTCTGTATCAGCCGCTAATGTTGTATCTAACGCACAACTATCAGCAAATCTAGGAAACTATCAGACAACTGCTGGTCTATCTACAAACGTAGCAACACTTACTGCAAATAACTCAACCAACTTCAATGGTCAGCCAGCTAGTTATTATACCAATGCATCAAACATGTCATCTGGTACTTTGCCATATGCACAGCTTCCAACAAACATTGTAAACACAACAGCCGCTTTCACGATTGCAGGCAATACAACATTCACAGGCAATACTATTGCAAATGGTTTTGTATTCAGCACAACCTCGATTGTTCTAGCAAACGGTGCATTGTCTGGTGCTTCTGGCAAAGTTCTAATGTCGAACTCGATCAGTGGTGTTTATTGGGGTACAGTGACAACAAATCCAGGAACAGTCACATCTATTGCTTTTGCTAATGGCTTGAATGGTGGTACTATCACATCATCGGGCACAGTCTATGTTGCAAATGCGGATAACAGTATTGCAGTATCAGCCACTGGTGTTTCAGTCAATACAGCATATATTGCAACAACAAATCCTGGCTCATGGGCAAACTCGACCAATGGTTTCACGCTCAATAGTGCTGCTTGGGCTGCTCCAGGTTCTATTGGTACAACTACAGCAAACACAGCAAACTTTACCACACTAAACGCAGCAAGTCTAAACGTCTCGGGTGGTGCTACTGTTTCTGGTAACTTGACTGTCACTGGAAATCTAACACTTGCTGGTACTACAACATTCATCAACTCAACTGTTATCACAACAAATGATTTAAATCTTGTACTTGCGAACAGTGCAACGAATGCCATTACATCAAACAATGCTGGTATTGTTGTTGGCACATTTGCTAACTTGATTTACAACTCAGCTATTCCTGCATGGCAATCAAACGTTGCGTTTATTCCTGCTGCGAATAATCTAAATCTAGGCAACACAAGCTTTGTCTGGAATCTTTATGCTAATAACATTTCTGGTAATGGCGCTAGTGTAACGAGTGTAAATGCAGTACAGCTTGGTGGTGTTTCATTAGGAACTGTCAATACAGCTATCACAAGCAATGCTTCGGCAGCTTACACAAACGCAACATCATATGCAGCAACTATTGCAGCTACCGCATTCACAAATGCTGTTGCTAATGCTGTCGCGAATACAAGCCAAGCTTATGCAAACTCAACAAACGGCTTAGGTATTAGTGGTACAGCGGCGAATGCTACTTTGTTTGCAGGATATTCTTGGGCTTCTCCTGCTGCTATTGGTGGTACTACCGCAAACTCTGCTACATTTACCACAGTAACGGCAACTACATTTACTGGTTCTGGTTCAGGTCTAACTGGTACAGGACTATCATTTACTGCTGGCACTGCAAACAATGCAACAAATCTCGGTGGTGTCTCAGCAGCTTCTTATCAACTAAACTCAACACTTGCTGCGAATGTAGCTACGTTGACATCAAACAATGCAACAAATCTCGGTGGTGTTGCGGCTGCAAGCTATGTCAACACTTCAGGCAACTACACAATCTCTGGTAACCAAGCATTCACTGGTGGAGGCACAACAGTCAACTATGGTGCTGGTGCATATGCAGTTGGCTACAGAGATATTCCACAGAATATTCAGAATACAAGCTATACAACAGCAGCATCAGATTCTGGTGGTCATATCTTCAATGCAGCCAATACAGGAACTTTGACATACACTATTGCCAATAACGCCACAGTTGCTTGGGCGAATGGTGCTGCTATCAGCATAATCAATGGCAATACTGCCACACTTACGATTGCTGGTGCTGGTAACGTTACAATCCAGTTAGCGGGAACTACAACAACAGGAAGCAGAACTCTAGTTGCTGGTGCAACTGCAACTTGCATTCGTGTTGCTGTTGATAGATGGTTTGTTGGTGGAGCAGGAGTATCATAATATGAGTGGTATTCAGATGGCGTTTCTTGGTTCGAAGAAATACTTTCCGCCAGTAACAAGAACATACACATCAGGCAGTGGAACTGATTCTATTCCTACTGGAGCATCACAAGTAGTTATTGAAACTTGGGGTGCTGGCGGTGGTGGTGGTCATGGTAGCAATATTTGTATAACTCAACCTGGCGGTGGCGGCGGAGCAGGTGCTTACTCAAAAAAAACTATATCTCTAACTTCTTCAAACTGGGGTCAAACGTTAAACTATGCAGTTGGAACTGCTGGTAGCGCCGGCAGTTCCGCAGCTGGAGGCACAGGAGGAACGACAACATCTTCTCAGAATACATTTACTACTTCTTTCTCTCTGACTGCAAACGGTGGCACTGGTGGTGCTGCTGGATCTGGTACTGCATTTCAGGGCACAGGAGGAACAGCTAGTGGAGGAGACGTTAATACATCAGGCGGCGGTGGTGGTGGACAAACATCAAATGGCGCGGCATCTCCTAACGGTGGCGCTACTCAGACTACAAAAGGATCGTCTGGTAATCCGCCAGGTGGTGGTGGTGCGGGCGGTAACTTTAGTAATCCTAACGGAAACGTAGGCGGTGCTGGTGCTGCTGGACAAGTTACTTTTACATACTCATAATGATCAAATCTCAATTCCAAAAACATGAAAATGTATATTGGCTAAAAATGGTATTCGCAAAAGCTGAAGATGTATTAGAGATGCATCAACATGGACCAAAGAACTATCATGATACAGTTGTTATCAACGGCAGTATAGAAGCATATGGTCCAGACAAAGAGTGGTTATATAAAGCCAATACTGGAGATTTTTTATATTACACCGATGATAAACAACATCACGAAATCAAAGCACTAGAAGACAATACAGTCATATTGAACTTATATCGTAATCCTATGCCACATGTTGATGATCTTCTTGGTCAATGGTTATAACATAAATAACAATAAACAATAGGAAGAAGCAATGGCAGTTCCAAACTCAAGAGAACAGTTCAAATACTATCTACTCAGAAGACTTGGCGCTCCTGTTATATGACAACACCATATACCTACTTACTACATCATATACCGACAAATATGTTCTATTATGGTGTAAGATATAAAGAAGGATGTCATCCTGACGATTTCTGGACAAAGTATTTCACATCTTCTAATGTCGTTAAATCACTAAGAAAAGAATATGGCGACGATTCTTTTGAGTTCGAGATAAGAAAAACGTTCAAAGATGCTAAAGATTCTATAGAATGGGAACATAAAGTTTTAAGAAGATTGAAAATTAGAGAAACCAATAATGTGTGGTTAAACAAACACGACGGTCGTGCTGTCATATTTACAGAAGAAGTTAAAAGCAATATAAGTAAAACCAGAACAGGACAACACGTAGGTGAAAAGAATCCTATGTATGGAAGAAAAAGACCAGATACTGTAGAGTTCAATAAAAGACCGGACATAATAGAAAAAAGAAGACAAAAAGCACTGACCAACAATCCTATGAAAGGAACAAAATGGTCAGAGGAAAGAAAACGTAAAATGTCTGAAAGAATGTCTGGCGTTAATAATCCTATGCACGGAAAGATTAGACCAGAAGTTGGTGAAAACAACAAGAAGTATAAGACAAAGAGGAATATAGAAAATGTCAATACCTACTAATAGGGATGAATTTAAATATTACATTCTTCGCCGTCTAGGTGCGCCTGTTATTGATATCAACGTTGATGACGATCAAGTTTCTGATCGTATTGATGAAGCTTTGACATTCTTCTGGGACTATCACTTCGAAGGTTCTGAAAAGACCTATTACAAGTATCAGGTAACTCCAACTGATATTGAAAATCAGTATATCACTCTACCATCGAACATCATTGGTGCAGTCAATCTATTCCCTGTTGGTGAATCATTATCATCAAACAATCTGTTCAACATTCGTTATCAGATCACATTGAACGATCTATATGACTTGACTGCTACAACGATGGTACCATACTATCTTGCTATGCAGCATATTCAGTTTCTTGAACAGCTTCTAGTCGGTCAACAGCCACTTCGCTTCAATCGTTACAACAACATTCTATATCTAGATATGGCTTGGGACATTGTACAACCAGGAAGCTTCTTAATCGTTGAAGCATATCAGATCATTGATCCAACCGTATATGGTGGAGTATGGTCAGATCGTTGGTTGACACAATATGCTGCTGCACTAGTCAAGCGTCAATGGGGCGACAACTTAACAAAGTATACAGGTATCAATCTACCAGGTGGAAACAAGTTTAACGGTGATAAGATCAGAGATGATGCTCAAAAAGAGATTGATAGACTAGAACAAGAGATGTATACCACTTGGTCATTGCCTTGCGCGGACATGATCGGATAAACCCGTCTGTGATATGATTGAAGATTTCTATTTGTATAAGTAGTTGTGGGTCACGATGTTAGAGCATCCACCCACACTAACTCTATGCAGGAGAATCAGCATGAATATTTATCTATACGTCAAACAATGTTCCCACTGTGATTTAAAGTATTTTGGCAAAACAGAGCAAGATAATCCATATGTATATGGCGGTTCTGGTGTTTATTGGAAATCACACTTAAGCAAACATAATGCAAAGCATATTACGCTAGAAACGTTTCATTTCACAAATCAACATGAAGCGACAGAGTTTGCTTTAAAGTTCTCAAAAGAAAATAATATAGTTGAATCTGATCTATGGGCAAACTTAAGAGAAGAGAACGGATTAGATGGTGGAAACACAGCAAAGTTTATAGATTATGAAAAGGGAGTTCTTACCAAAATACAAAAGAACACAACGGGCAAAGGCATTGCTAAGTCAAAAGAACATAAAGAAAATCTAAGAAGAAAAGCTTTAGAACAGAAATCCAATCCTTCATATATTGAAAAGTTTAATATAGGGATGTCAAAAAGAATACTTCCTCCTCAAACACAAGAGGATATACAGGCATCGAGAGAAAGAATGGTTGAGTATAATAAATCTGAAAAGCATAAAGTTTCGGTTTCTAATAGAATGAAAGATGTTCCAAAGAGTGAAGATCAAAAAAAGAAACAATCAGATTCTATGAGTGGTAGACGAGCATTGTACAAAGATGGCATCAGAAAGATGGCTAAACCAAACACTGAAAAGTGGAATACACTAATAGATGCTGGATATACTACCTAACCTATATCTTACAGTACATTACTGAGTATACACTGATCCTAAAGATTGTCAATAGATATTCTATAAATAGAACATAAAACAATCTTTAGGATCATCAAAAGTGCCGACATCGTTTTTCTTTCGAAACTCTGATTACAATCCTGAGCAGAATCTGCTACAGAATCTAGCAGACGAAATGATTCAGATTTTTGGTATCGATTGCTATTATCTTCCGAGAACAACAAACTATATTGATAAGTTATTTGATGAAGCACCAACGTCTTCATTTAACGTGGCTATTCCACTTGAAATGTATATTAATGATTATGAAGGTTTCCAAGGTGAAGGCGATCTACTCAGCAAGTTCGGTCTAAACGTAGCAGACAAACTTACACTATCGGTGAGTCGTCGCAG